ATCTGTTGCCACTTCAGGCCACTCGCGAGAATTGGTGTCTGGCCAGATGAGAACCCGGCTGACTGTTGGTTCCAAACTTCTCGCAGTCTTGAGATCTGCTCTTTCGTCAAATCCTTATCAGTGCTGATCACGCCAGATGGCCGGCCTTGATTTGTAAAGAAATTAGCCGACCCAGCTGTGATCGCATTGTTTGTCGTAACCGGCGCGAACACCGATTCGATGGGCGATACACCACGCAAAGGATCGTCAGGTGTTGCGAGTTTGATGTGCAACATATCCCGCGCTGGGACAAAGTATTCTGGATCAAAATTCTCGTATGTGAAACGAGTGTCACTCAGCGAATACACTACGCCGCCATCATCTGGCAGCCGGTAAGCGTGGACCATCTCTGGCCGCATCAGCCACATCTCGACCACTTCGGTTCTGTTGTTACGTCTGGCCACAGCGAAAGCGTTGCCGTTATAAAACAGGCTGCGAACTAGGTTTGATAAGAACTCGACCTGGTTCATCAGCGGATTGGGCTTGCGTAAGGTTCTCAGAGCCGCGCTGTTTTTGACAGGGATTCGCGCACCATCCTCGTTCGTTCTGAAATGTTCAATCGGCATTGAGCTGATTGAGGCAGCATAGCGACGGACACAGGCCTCCACGACGGCGTTATTTCCGCCCTGCAAAGGCTTACGTCCCGCTTGCCACCACTCTTGCCCCCAGGACTGATTTAAGACGCCGACATCCATCGTGTTGACGAGTGACTTGCGCTTAAATAGGTCGAGGAGTTTCATTCTGCGGCGGCCTCAGCTGGAACCGTCTCAGCAGGAGACTCTGGAATAACCTGGGCGGGTACATTCACGACTGGCTGCTTGGTCGTTTTTGAAATTGGATAAGGTACGGTCCAGACTTGCTGGCCAGTGATGTCGACGTATCCTTTGCCGAGCATCTTGGTTCTTGCTGCATCAGATTCGGCGGAGTGAAATACACCCTCATTCCGATTCTTGTATTGCCACATTAAATATGAAGCCATTTGACTCTCCATAAAACAAAGGGAGGACACGCCTCCCCTTGTTTATTTACTTACGATTACCAGGCCACACCGTTGATGCCGGTGACGAAGCCCGATCTGCGCATTAGGTACGACAGAGGCATAGTCATGCGCACTGCGATCAATTCTTGCTGAAACAAGCTGACAACCTTGCCGGCCGTAACTGCACCGAAGTTGTTCTTGTTCAAAACGGATGGATCGGGTGCAACATCGTCAGCCTGGACGAGTGATGCTGTGTCAGACACGGCAAACTCAGGTGCGTCGAATGCGCTTGCAAACGAACTTGCATCCAAACAGATCACAGTGCCGGCAGGAACGTTGTTGCTTACGATTACCTTGTATCCGTTCAAGCGGCCAGCGGAGAGCTGGTCACGGAATACATAAGTGCCGACTGCTGTCGTTGTGAATGACAAGCCCAACTCTTGGAGCGGGTTCATCAGCAATACGATTGAGGCGCTGTTGCCGTTCTGCTCAATGATTGGAGTGACGAGTGCTTTAATGTCAGTCAGGATGTCAGCAGCAGTAGATCCGGCCGAGGTGCCTAGTGTCACGCCGTCAAGCAAGCCGGCAGGAGAAAAGCCTGGAACAGCGGGATTTGCAGAGATCAATGACAGATCAATTGCGCGAGCTGTGTCAGCGAGAATCTGGCTGGTGATAAGACCCTGAATCGAAGGAACAGAGACACGGCTCAATTCTTTTGAAAAATGAGAGATCACACCTAGTTTGTAGCGATTCAAAACCTTGCTTGAGTAGCTGGTGCGCTTGACGGGAATAAGGTTGCCTTCACTTACGAAACTGCCAGCCAAATCGGATGGAGAGCCGCCTTGTGATGGCAAGCTGATTGAGTTGTTGCCACCGAACTGAATCGTAGTACCTGATGCTGCGAGTTCCGCATAGAAGCTAGTTGGGCGCAGTGCATCCATAAAATCTGAATATCCCTGACGCACAAGGCTGCTCGCCCAGTCTGCACCCTGCGTTGTTGCAGGAGCTGTCTCAGCTTTCACAACAGCTTGCAATTCACGATCTGATTCAAAGTAAGTGCCGGCCACTTGCTCCAGAGACTTTCCCTGAACGTGCGAAACGAAGGCAGCAGTAGCCATCTTGGCGAAAAGCATATCCTCGCCCTTGCGCGACTTGATTGTGCCGAGGTGTTGAGCTTTGACGATTGCAGGAGCTGCAACAGAGCTGGCCAAGGATTGCTCGGCGTCTTTGTATGCCTGGAGCGATTTTTCTTTCTGTTCGATCAGAGCCTTGGCAGACGAGATTTCGCTTGCTTCGACTTCTGTCAGATCACGACTGTCAGATTCAGCGGCTTTCACCAGACCTGTGATTACGTCTTTGGCGGCGACGATTTCGCCTTCGATAGATTTAATTTTTACGGATAAGGTCATTTCTGACTCCATTGATTAATAAATGAACGGGCTGCATCGAGCCGAGGTGTTTCGACAGCGTCAGTCTTGACCTGGTCGAGCGATTCGCTGAACTCTGACCCGAACTGGGACGCCAGAAAATCGAATCTTTTGATGGAAGTAATTGACGCCTCTGCATTGCAAGGAATCGTCACGGCTGAAAGTTCCAGCCAATTCCACTGGGTATACCGATAGCCACCGCCTTTGATTGGCTCGGCCTTTGTTGCACGAAATCCAATTGATAGGCCGCGAACTAGGCCTGACTTCATCTGTCGCCAGGCTCTCTCTACATAATCAAGACCTGAGTCTTTCGCAATCTCAGCCTCGATCTCGATGCCGGCGTCCGTGACCCGAGCAGTCTTGACCATGCCGATCGGAGATCCGTGGTCGTGCTGGGACAAGAGAGGAATCGGGAGAGTGAACCTTGCACCTTTTGGCTCAACTATGTCGCCGGCGTGGTCTGTGCTTGGTGTGGAGGCGATGCCTCGGATGATCCGTTGCGAATCATCGATTGATTTGATCTCTAAGGTCGACCAGCTTTTAGTGTGCATATTCCGGCAGCTCTATTGAGCCAGCCGGATAAACCGTCGCTGATAGTTGATCGTCACGCTCGCCAGGTGGGGCGCTTTTCTGTCGCTCGGACTTGCCTGGGCGATTTCGGGCCATCATATTTGGCTCTGCGTGAGTTTGGATTGCGTAATTATCACAAATACAACAATTTAAGTCAATAAATTATCGTTATTTTTCATATACTTATCAAAAAGTGAGAATAAATACGTATCTTTTATTGTAAATTGCTCACGTAACGTGAATATTTATGTATAATTACTACATCGCAATCACAAAGGGAGAGCGAAATGTCAGTTCTGAAGTGTGGTCTGTTTGAGCGTGAGTTGAGTTTGACGAGAAGAGGTTTAGGCAAGGCTAGTTTGGGCAAATTTACAAATCACTAATTAAGGCAAGGCAGGAGAAGAAAATGAGAAACACTTTAAAAGCACTTTTAGTCGTCGGCGGTTTCTTGGCAGTGACAAATGCGGCCTTTGCAAAAACGCCTGAGCTTTGCCAGTCTGCATACAGAACAGCGGAAGCAGTAATGACTCAAAGACAAAACGGCGTTCCCCTGCCAGAAATGATGAAACACGTTGACTCACCCCAATTCAAAAATACCCGTGACCTTCTTTTGAAAATTGTTGTTGCAGCTTACGAGGTCCCAATGGTTTCAGCGCCAGAAAATAAGAAAAAAGTCGCTGAGACACTTGCCACCAAGACGATGCTTGACTGCATGAAAGTAATTAAATAACCCGCCAAGGAAAACGAAATGTTTAAAAAAGTAAATTTTCGCAAGTCAATGTTCTGGGCGTTTTTATTGTTCGGCATTATCGAAACCTACAAACTGATTCGCAGCCCATTTTTAGTACATGACATCGTCCTGACTCAACACGGCCTCGACCTGGGACCTTTTGAATTGATTGAAGTTATGTTCCCCGACAACTTTCAGATGCTTCTGACTCTGATCGCTTTTTTTGTTATTGCTTATTTTTTGTATGTTCCATCAGCCAAGATTGTTCGCAACATCTAAGGATCTATCTAAAGTGGACTACCTTCGTATATATAAAGAATTTATTGCTGATCGCCGTAATAAAGAGGCAAAGCTCACTGCATCTAACGAGTATTGCGAAAAACACCACATCGTTCCAAGGTCTCTCGGTGGTAGTAATTGCAAATCAAATTTGATAAGTTTGAATCCAGCAGATCATTTGTTCGCCCACCTGTTGCTTGCCAAAAGTTTCGGCGGAAAACAATGGGGCGGTCTTTGGGCTGTTGCCGGCATGAACAAAGGCACTGTTCGTGGTCGCCAGCGGAATTTTCGGAATGCAATTAAATGCAGGAAATGGGTAAATGTTGCGCGTAAAAATTATGCAGCTTCGCAAGAAAAAGCTGGCAATCATAATGCTGACCTTACTGTTTATAAATTTTGCAATGTGAATACAGGTGAAACTTACACTGGGAATATCTATGAGGCCCCATTTGACCATAAAGCATTTCAAGGTTACAAAAAACCCGAAACAAAGTTTTTTGCTGGCGGTTGGTTTTTGCTTAGTGACTACAATTTAGAACAGGCCTTATTGATAAAAGCACAACAGTCACAAAACAGGGCTAAATCAAAAAAAGGAAAAGACTGTCGTAAATTTATGAAAATTCACACCGTCACAAACATTAAAACAGGAGCGGTGCTTGTTGGAACAGCATTGGACTTTCCTTTCAGCAAAGAAAATTTAAGCGGACACATAACGACATTTAAAAATTACGGGCAGAAATATTTAATAAAAGGAGAGTGGTTCAGCAATGAGGTTTTTGATTCAATAGAAGAGGCAAAAATTTGGGCTGAAAAAGTAAATACACAACGTAAAAATCAACTACCAAAAGCAAAAAGCGGTGCAGAATCTCTGACTGCAAAAAAAGTTATAAACCTCGATACAGGTGTTCTATTTTTAACGATCAGTGCGGCAGCTAAAAATGCGGGACTGAAGGGACCGGGCCCAATTAGCAACCACCTTGCAGGAAAAAGCAAAACCGCCGGCGGGTACCGCTGGGCGCTTGCTTAACCCATCATCGCAGCCGCATCAAACGAGTTCTCTTCACCTACCAGCTTCACGCCAATGATCGCGGCCACAATGCCGTCGATCTTGGCATATCCCTGACCACTCAATCCAGCGTCCTTTTTTCTGAGCTTGCGACCATTGCCGTCGCTTTCAGTAATACTCAGGTTTTGAACATTCTCATTCAAGAGCGGACAGTGCTGATGCTCTAGGCGACCATCGGCCAGCATTGACTCCAGAGCTGTCAGCGCACTGCCCATGATGTAATCGCGCTGAGGGACCGACTTGAACTCGCAGACCTCTTGCGAGAATCTGGTTGAGAATCCGGCCACACCACCATGCTCGTCACCCCCGATCACTATGCTATTGGACAAGCTCCCCATCATTCGCTTGCACTCAGCGAACACGGCTAGCTCGATGCCGCCGACTGTTTCGTGGATCTCAAGCGTCTTTTGCTCGATCGCCTCGTCATAAACCGGTTGATTCTTGCCTCCAGCTCGATCGTATCCGTTGCGTGTCAAATACTGTTTGACTCGAATCTCATGGACCCCATCTGGTCGGCGTGTGACAAAGCCCAGGGCGAACGGATCATCCACGCCTCCAACGTCCACTCCGATGGCCGTGATCCCGTCCTTGGGTACATCTGGCCCACACTTAGGCGCTCGCCCCCAGTATCCATGCAGGATCGACTCCGCCTCATCCTGGCGCAAATTGCTCTGGATCCCAAGCCTCTGGCTCAGAATCAGCGACAGCTGCAACCTGTCCTCGGTGTTAGCGGCCGCCTTGATCTCGTCGTCTAATTCCTCGGCATCCATCGTGCCAGGCTGCTTGTCAGTGCGTAATGATGGCGCACCCCTGAACCACTGCCCTCGATCCAGCGGCGATAGGTCTGGCCGCTCCATCACGGGAAACTCAAATATCGCAGGAAAGAACTGACTGTCGACAAGCGTTCCATCACGGACCGCACGACCGAGAGACAGCAACCTCTTAAACTCGCCGACTGGTGCATCGATCGACATGGTTGAAATCGTCAATATCCTTGCGTCGCGACCGAAGTTTCTCGCGCCCATTCGCAGCTGCGAACAGATCTTGTCGGCGTCGCGGATCTTGGCCAGCTCATGTCCCTCATCCCAAATGATCAAACACGGCCGGCGACCGACCGCCTGGTCAAGTGATGGACTCAGCACAACAATCTCGATCCCGCTCGGAATGTGTTTCAGCGTTCGGCTTTGCAAGTTCGTCTTGAACTCGCTCTTGATCTCTGGATCGCCGATCACGGCCTCCAGGATGTGGCCAAAGATGATCCCAGCTGTTGGAACAGAACTCGCCATAATCGCCACCATCGCTCGATGGTTGATCCCGCGAATGTGCGAATATTTCGTATAGGCAATTGCGATGGCCGATGCCAAGACGGATTTCCCGCCCCCTTTAGATAGCATCAAGAAAGACTCTTTGTGATTCCAGAACCCTCGCAGAAATTTCGTCTGCCAGGGCAGTATCACCTCAGACAACGTGCGACCCGCTTCCTTACCTTGTGACAGCATCAGGTTGCCGGCCAGCTTAATAAACAGCTCCGAATCCTCGGTCGGCGTGAAGTCAGGCAAGATGTCGGCCGCCGTCTCAGCATTGAACCAGTCGCGATTGACGTTCGTGTCGAGCTTGACCTCGTAACTCATGCCGACCACTTCGATGAAGGTTTGGCGACGTCTGCGCCGCCTGTCTCGACTGTCTTGGCCATCGCATCTGAGCTGCCCACGTTGATCCCCAGGAGCCTGGTCGCAGAGTTCATGGCCGCGACTGCTTTGCTGATGGCCGATGCTGCTGGATGCGCTTTTGGTGTCCCATCTGGTCCAACATAATAGTGACCCTCGGCGTTCAGAGCCTTCTGTGCTTCGCGCAACATCGAGACCGATGACAAGTACATCTCAACGGTCGGCATCAGGTTTTCACGCCATGTGCCGGCCGCAATCAAACTGCCGACAAGCGTCTTGTAATCCTTGGCCATATCCGCACCGATAGAATCCGGCATTTTTGGCACTTTCGCCAATTCTGCGGCCGGTTTGTTCTTTATTACAGATAATGCTGAACTCGTTTTCATCAAATTCGCTGGCATTTTATGTACTCCGATTTTTAAGTTGATCTAGTAGGTTTGATGCTAAGAAATCCCTAGGAGAAGGTTTGTCACGCTTCGATATCTCTTTCGGTGG